GTTAAATGCTTCGTCTTCCTCTTTTGTCCATTCAGTCATGTGTTCTCCTTAATGCCGTGTGCGGCTTCGATGGCTCTTGTTATTCTCATTGCCGCTTCATTGGTTAATGCTGTATTTTCTTGAAACCAAGGGCAAATCTCCTCATCCGTCAGCGGCTTGCGCTGTGCCAACTTGCAGTCAGGATGATGGTCAGTCCAAACACAATTTGAATCGCAGAACTTCTCCCAAGGCTGTGGTTTAGGGCAATCAATCAGGCTTAATCCACAATCAGGACATGGAGCATTTAATCCGCAAGGATTGCCATCGCTCATCACTCGATTGCATTTACCTTTGTAGCCGTAGCATGAATCTTGCTCTGGTTGTGCCAAGACTTCTTTAATTCTTTGTTTTAAAACATCGGCTCTATGCATACCAAGTTCATGTGGTTTGACAGTTTCTTGAACCCACTCGGTTTTGTCTAGCCACACTTCAAGTGCTTTTTTGTAATTAGGCTCTGGCTGTGCCAAGGCTTCTTTGATGGCGGTGATGGCGTAGGCGGCTCGGTCTGATTGCCATTGGCTGTCGTTGCTCCATTCAATCTCGCCAAACGCCTCTAGCGCCAGCTTCAATGCTTCGTCTTTAGTCATTTTTTTAAGCCTCTTACAAAACTGGCAAACGATTCAGCAGTAGTGCCAAAGGCTTTCATCTTGTCAAACTCTTTGGCTACCTCCTCTAGCACTTCGTTTCTCTGTGTTGGTGAGACATAAGTGTCATAGTAGTAAGGCTGACCTAAGTCTCTAAGTATTTGCTTACCAAGGTTAGATTGCCTCTCAACCTCGTTAAAGGCTTCGTCTTCCTCTTTTGTCCATTCAGTCATGCTTGTCTCCCCTTGCTCGGATGGCTGATGTAATTGAAAAAGCCATAGCCTTCATTGCAAACAATTGATTCTCGTAATCTGGTTCAGTTTCAATTTGTTCTTTAAACGGGGCTTCCATCACAAGGTTGTAAATGGCCTCACGCTCGGCTGAAGCGACAAGGGTGGCAAAGCGTCTTAGCGCTCCGTGATCTCCATCCATGCCAACAAACCCAGCTTCTTGTGCTAGACGTGTGATGTCTTCTCTGTTCATGGTTTCACCTGTAAAGATTTAGGTACATAAATGCAAGCCTTGTCCTTAGAGTTCTTGACATTGACAGCATTAGGTAGAAAAAGTCTTTTGCAGTTCAAACACTTTGCATCAGGCTCTTTTGGTTTACAACCAAGAATCATACGGCTCTCAAGTCGTATTCAACAGAAGCAGAATGGTCAGACTCAGCCAACAAGTGACTTGCCAGTTTCATAGTGCCATCCATCTCAATCTGCATGAATTGTTCATCAGACAGCAAAGCAAAAACATCTACGCCTTCAAAGTGAATTGACTTGAGATTCTCAGCGTAAGTGCCTTCCTCATCAATCTCGTACTCCAAGACGCATTGCACAGTCTCGCCACCAGCACCAGTAGTTGTTTCAAATTCGTATTCCATGACTTAATCCTTAAAAGTACCCTCACGAATTGTTTGGGCTGACGTTAGTATAGCAAACTAAACAAGATGTTTAGTCTAAGTACTTTCCCTAATCACAAATTTATTCCGTTATTTGCTGCCCAAGCGTAAAGCCACTCTACAAATTCGCTTGCTTGTTCTTTGGTGAAGTTCCTTGTTTGCATCCCTAGTTGAACAATGCCAGAGCTATCAAGGTTAGGAATAATCTTTCCTTGGATGTTTTCTGTTTCACGCAAGTATTGGTCAACCAGTAGGCGTTTCCAGTCCTCGGCTGACCACTTAGCGCCCATATGCTTTGCTTGTTTGGCAATGTCACCAATCATTGCATGGTACTTTTCCTCTTGCTCACGGCTTTTGCTTGCCAGCTTGATCTCCATCGTTAGATGTTTGCCAGAGTCCAAAGCCTTGGTTATTTTGTCCCAATGAAGACGGATAGTGGTTTTCGCCTGTTCTGTGCTTGTCAGGTTAAGAATCATTTTTTACCCCAATCATTCTTAAGGCGCTCTCAGCGTTATCTACCCTGCATAGCGTCCCACCTATCCACCCTTCAAAAAAATCGGCTTGTAGCTTGGTTAAACGCTTTTTAGAGCCATCTTTGATCTCCACCAAAAAGGTGTGACCCTTGTATCCAACCAAAAGGTCTACTGGTAAGCCAATAATCCAAACGTATGCTCCTGCGGCTCGCAAGGCAGAAACTATCTGGGTTTGGTTGGCATCAACTCTAGCTGCGTATCTCATTCGAGTTTCCCTTCTTTCATTTGAGCCATGTACGCTCTGATTCTGTCTCTAGCACCAGAGCCGTAGATTCGTTCTGCTCGTTCCAGTCTGGCACGAATCAGGTCAGCTTTCTTGCTTTGCATCCAGTTGTGATAAAGCTCCCGAGCCTCTGCAATCTCTAGGATTTGTCTATCGCTTGGGTTTTCTACATTTCTGCGACTAAAGGTCACCAGTAAGCTCCAATGCTTTGTTTATCAGGTGTAGAGGGTAAGGTACGCCTTCACGCACCTTGTCCAGTAGTTTCATGGCTTCATAGTGGCTCATGGTTACCCCATTCTTTTTTAAACTGTGCAAACTTTGCTAATGCTTCAGCTTTGGCTTTGTCAGCCGCCATTTGTTCATGCAGCGTTTTTTTGCGCTCAATCTGAACTAATGGTTTGACAGGAATCTCAGGGCCAGCATTGCAAAGATTTCGGAACTTAATGGCGCTCGGAATGAACTCTCCATCAAGTTTGGCAATAGCAAAGTCCATGCTTGGCCTGTATGTCAGGAACTTGCCTAGTTGGTTTTTCCATTCCTGACGAACAAAGTCTGGGTCTAGTCCATCAAAGTGGCGATTAAATGGCGCACCAAAAATAGCCATCATTCGTCCAAAGATGTAATCAAGTCCTTGGTCTTGCGTACAGAAATCAGTTTCCGAGTAGCTTGACATTGCTGTTGCCTCCAATAAGTCCACGAGTTAAGCCTGAAATTACACGCTGATTCATTTGACCAGTCTTGCTCAAACTTTCGTCTTTTACCCAATCAGCTTTAAAAGACTGCCAGTTGCGAACAATGGTTTCTTTCAATGCGTCTTCCAATGACCAACCAGCAATCTTTGCTTGCTCTTGTATGCCATCAATAACCAATTGAGTTACACGAGCCTTCTTGGATTTCCTGTGAGCAATAAACTCTTGCCAAACAGAATCAGAAACACCTTCAGGTGTTGCAACGCTAGTTGCTGTATTCTTTATTGGTTTATGGTTAGTGGTTATTGGTTTATGGTTAGGTGGCGCTTCGTCAACGACTTGTTCACGCTTCGTGCGATTCTCTCTACGCTTTGCTTCTCTTTCATCAGCGATTCGTTTGTTAGTGTCAGCATTTTTATGGTAGTGCAATAACTCTTGAAGTATCCTGTCTTGCACATAACAGCCATCTTTATCAAGCACAAAGAACCTACTTAAAACAAACTTGACAGCCTCTACCTCTGCTTCTGTAGATGCCCAAGTCCATTCAAGTGCTTGTTCAAGTGTTGGGAAAACTTCCCTGTCGTAACACGAATCAATAAGAAGCGTGTACGCTCCGTGTTGAAGCATTGTTAAACGACCTGCTTTCTTGGCATAGTCGCCAAGATTTCTCTTGTAGTAGTGCATATCTCTCGCCTTTTAAACCACTCCCTAAAAGAAACAAGCGGCAGGAGAGGGAGGAACTCTTTTCGGCAGGGTAATTACTCCCCGCCTAGCCGTGTTTCAAAACATTGTATCAAATAAATTGATTGTTGGTAATTGTTTTCGTAAAGTCTGGATTGGCCTTGTAAAGCCTACGAGCTTGGGCGTTCATCACTCGATACTCAGCAGGGCTAAAAATACCCTTGGCGTTACGAATGTCAAATGGGTTTAGCTTGCAGCGTATTTCCTCGTCATCCTTCTTAGGCTTGTACTCGATCAGGTCATCATCCAAGGTGTACTGAGCAACCCAATGGCGACCTACTTTGACGATTTCTGTGGTCAGCTTACCTTGGTGGCGTAGTTTCTTTGCCGTAGAGAGGACTGTGGCTTGTGGCATCCCAGTCAGGTTAGCTACCTCATGCGAGGTTAGTGGGCCGTTCTGGAGGGCTTTAATTACTTTTGCTTGTGTCATTTAAACCAATCTGGTCTGAGTTCTTTGAGTTGATAAATACGGAGTAATGGAATCTTTTTCCACTGGTGAACAGCAGACCTTTCAATCCCAAAGATACGGGCAAGCGCACTTTGTGAGCCTGCAAGTTTTATAGCGGTTTGTTTATCCATCCCGTCAGTATAGCAAAGTTAACAAAATACAACACTAGGGAAAGTACTTATTAAATAATTGTTGACGCTTGTTCAGATTGCTCTACAATCACCATCAGCCCAAGCAAATCGCAAGGGTCTTTAAGGAGAACCAAATGAAAAGTAAGATTATTCAAACGCTAGTTGAGTGGACATTGGCAATCATCATCTTTGGTGGATGGGGCGTACTCTTGGCGTATAGAGGGTAAGCATGAACACTCAAGAACTAAGACGCAAAGCACGACAGCTTTACAACAACAAGCTAGTCCCTACAGAAGTCAACCAACACAATCAGCGAAAGTGGGTCAGATCAGTACTCAAGCTAGGTGACAAATGGTTGTTAGCAAAGCAAGTCTCAAGAATTCAATAAGGAAGAATGAAATGGTACATAAGAAGTTAATGCAAGCAAGAATCGCCCTGCAAAACGCACCTCTCAAGAAGTCAGGCCACAATAAGTTTGCTGGCTATTCATACTTTGAGCTTGGCGACTTTATTCCCACAATCAATGCAATCTTTAACGAGATTGGCCTGTGCGGTGTAGTGTCGTATGACGCTGAGATAGCCAGTCTTACAATCACAGATGTTGACGATGGCACTAACATCATCATCACTAGCCCAATGGCTGACGCTAACCTAAAGGGTTGTCATCCTATCCAGAATCTTGGTGCAGTAGAAACCTACACAAGACGCTATCTGTGGGTAACAGCAATGGAGATTGTTGAGCATGATGCTCTGGATTCTTCTGCACCTACTAAAGAAGAAAAGGTCATCATCACCCCTACACAGGGTGCAACAGATAACATTCCTCCAGAGGAAATGCAGTATTTGCAAGAGTTAGCAGTTGATCTAATTGCTATCTGTGAGCAAGAAGAACCTAAGACAGCTTGGGTGAAGTTGGAAGCTGAGAACCTAGACGATAGTCAAAAGATCGCTCTGTGGACTCTGCTTCCTAGTAAAGTAAGAAGCGCTTTAAAGAAAGCAAAGGAGTTATAAATGGAATACGACAATAACAATCGGGGTAGCCTTTTCAAGAACGACCGCAAGGACGATGCTAAGTTTCCTGATTACAAAGGCAGTATCAATGTAGATGGCACAGACTACTGGCTATCTGCTTGGATTAAGGTCAGCAAGGATGGAAATAAATTCATGTCTTTGTCTGTCAAGAACAAGAACGCAGACGCTTCTTTGCAACCTAAGAAAAAGGTTAAGCAAGAAGAATTTGACGATTCAGATTTACCCTTCTGATTTACGAGGCGAAAGCGGATGCTGAGAAGTTGGCGAAATCTAACAGTTGAATCGTGGGTATCGAATCCCGCCCAGACGCAGCGAGTAGCCTCACCAATTTAATGTTTACGGGCGGGAAAGCGGACAATTTTGTCGGACGAACGTTAGTACCGCCCACCCAAAGGAGAAAAGTAATGAGTTTAGATAAAGCATGGTTTGGCGGTGCAGTTGAGAAGTTCTTTGGCTCACCAGTATTTAAGTTACACAGAAAAGATAGCCCTCAGACATCGATTGAGGCGGCTGAAGGTGTGGACACCAAGAAGCTAGAAAGTCTTGTCTATGAGGCTATAAAGGGCTTTCCTGATGGGTGTATCTCAGACGAGATACTAGAGATGTATCCAGACTATCCTTACTCCTCAATAACAGGGAGGTATCGTGCTTTGCTAGACAAAGGTTATATCGAGATTATTGGCGCTAGAGTAGGACGCTCTGGTAAAAAACAACGACTTATGAAAGCAATCAAATGAGTTATGCAAATGTAGAAATAAAGATAATTCAATGGGCGGAAGCTCGCAAGATTATCCCTAATAGCAATCCAGAGACTCAGCTACTCAAAGCAATGTCTGAACTCGGAGAATTAGCCGATGCAACCATTAAAAAAGATCGTGACGCAATTGTTGATGCTGTGGGCGATGTTATGGTATGCCTTGTTAATTATTGCGCTCTACAGGACTTGAATCTGGTAGACTGTATGGAAGTTGCGTACGATCAGATTAAGAATCGGAAGGGCACACTATTGTCCAACGGATTGTTCGTTAAAGACGCTACTTAGCAAGTAAGTAAAGACCCACATTCGAGAAGGCGTAGCCTGCGTACACAATCGCCATGTGTGGGTTATCTTTCCATAGTTGTTCACCAGCTATGTAGGCGTATATTGCCCCTGTGAGGATAATTAGCCAAGCGCTCAAAATGCACTCACATCTATAACTTCGCCACGGAACTCAACCATATCCTCGTCAAACTTATGCACGAGTTCAGGCCACAATAACTTGCCATTAAAGAAGTTAAGTACTGCAAAACCTGATCTGTGGTTGCTAGGGCTTAACTCTCCGTAGGTAAACTGTGGGCCATCAGTCTCAGCAAGTGTTCCAGTATCCACGCCATAGCGAGTGCCGTTGTAGTCATCAAATGGCGTTACCTTGAGAGAGTGTAGGTGTCCAGTTACGATGGATACGCCAGCGTTAACAGTATTGTTGTGAGTGGCATGGATGCCGCCTTTATAACGATGCTTAACAATGGTGTTCTCAGTAGGCCAACAAGCCCAACAGAATTCCCAATTAGGAATATGGTCTGTCAGCTTAAAGCCATAAACATCTTTAAACTGAGGTGCGTGTTGGGCTAGTCTATTGGCAAACCTAGAATCGTGATTACCAAATGTAAACACCAACTTTACATTGTGTCTCTCAGCTTTAGCCGTTTCCTCGATTTCCTCAAGCGCTGCCTGACAAGCCTTTAACTCTTGGATAACAGAAGTCTGTGGTAAATCAGAAGCGTCAAAACGGCTTATAGACGCTCCATCAAACGCATCTCCGTTACATATCACCGCTTTAGGTTTGAACTCTTGGATAGCCCATAAAAGCCCTTTAAAGGCTGTTGAGCGTTGGCTAGGAATGAAGTGAGCATCAGAGAATACGATAACTGTCCCATCCTCAATGCCTAAGTTAATCTGCTTTAAAGGAGAGAATGACTTTGGCCTTTTAAGATCATATTTAGCGCCTCGATGGTCAGAAGCACCTAATTTGACCTTGTAGTGTTCCTCAATCCATCTTCTACGCAAATAGACTGCTCTGATTGCAATCTTAAGATGCTCTGCAAGTTTAGCCGCAGACTGATATTCTCCCCATAACTTGATGAACTCAACATCAGTACAGGTTTGATTATGATTGCCCATGAACATCCTTTAAGAGATTTTCCAAGAGATTGATAACCCTATGCTCTTGCATTTCAATATCCTCGTCTGAGGATTTAGGGTCAGTCGCTACGATCATTAAATCGTGCAAGAAAATATGCAGACACTCATGGAGTGCAGTCTTATCTAGCGAATCATCGGTTATTTTCTCAGCACCAAAGTCACCTAATCTATAAACAGCAAGTCTTGCGCTCTCGTTGAACTCAACAGAGGCCATCGCTTGTTTGGCGGGTTTGATGCCCTTCTCTATCCGCCAATCACCCAGATTTAATATCTGTTGCCATTTTCTAACGCTCTCAGCAAAAATCTCAGCGTCTTGGGGTGTTGGTATGTTTGGCATAGGCGAGATTAAATCGTTTGTCTATGTCAGTTTAATTAAAAGCCCTAGTGCCAGTTTTATCAATGATTAACGCTTGCTGACGAGGCTGACCTTCTTGAGTATTAGGGATGCTTACATGAGTCCATCGGTCAAACTCACGAATCACTTGGTCATAGGGTAAACCCGCATTTATGATGGTTCTGACAACTTCATCAGGTGTTAATTGAGGTACTCGGATGTCCACAGCACAACCACTACGATGCTGGCTAGTATCTTTAGAGCCAACAGCGTCATTGACTTGCTTACTTCTAAAAGCCGAGTTAACCATGACGGGTCTTCCACCCAAGGCTGCTTTGACATCCTCAAGGAACTCAGCAAGTCTTTTAAGGTTTTCAAGTTCTGCATCATTTGGAGTATTGTCCCATCCGTTGCGCTCTGCGGTTTCTGAGAATGTCAGTTCTTCTAAAGTAAAGTGTTTAGTAAGATTCATTTCTTAACCCTATCTGCAATCTTTTCCATAGTGCGTCCACCAAAGTAAAACGACATCACCAACATACCCCATTGCCCAAGCAACTCAACATAAGCGCCTCTGGTTTCGTATTCAAAGATTGAGGCAATAGCAAAGCCAGAATAAGCCACCAAAAGGAATACAAGAGTCAAGGGACGAATATTCTTAGACATCCATGAGTCACTAGCCATGTCAGCCTTAACTCGCTCTGTGAGGTTATTTTGCTCAGTCTCATACAGCTTAGTCTCATTAGCCATCTTAGCTAACTCACCATCTTGAGCCATCTTTTGTAACTCAAGTTGTGCTTTAGCCTTGGCCTCTGGGTCTGGTAGAATTTTATCTATTATCTTTGACGCAAATGGGAGCAACTCTTGAAGCATATTAAAGACCTTTCTGGTTCAAAAAACCCAAGTTTTTCACATGGACACGCTTTGCGTGGGAAACGCACTTCTACTTACCAAATATGGGAGGGGCTTAAAAAACGATGCACTAGCCCTACTTGCAAAGCGTACAAGAATTATGGCGGCAGGGGAATAACTATTTGCGACCGATGGATGCACTTTGAAAATTTCTTGGCCGATATGGGGGAGCGCCCAGAAGGACTTTGTATTGAACGAATTGACAACAACCAAGGATACACCCCTGAAAACTGCGTGTGGGCTGATAGAACGCAACAAGCCAAGAACAGAAGAAACACCCGATTTATTGAAGCGTTTGGCAAAAGACAAACTGTATCTGAATGGGTTGCTGAAACAAGTCTTTCCTACTACACCATCTATCTTAGACTGCGTAGGGGCAAAACAGCGGAAGAAGCGGTTTGTGTGTAGTTTAGCCATTCAGTATTCCAGATCTAACTCTTTAGCATTCTCTGCCTTTTTGTCGAGGGCTTGTTGGCTTTTCTGCCATTGCACACCTGCGTCATAGCCGTAGTTCCAGCCCATCTCAACTAAGGCAAGTTCATCTTTTGAGTATGCTTGCTTGCGCGGCTCTCCCGTTTCAAGGAAACGTCCCTTGACCCATTGTTTAAATGTTGTGTAGATCATTTTGCCCACTTGTTAAATGTTTGAATCAAGACGACAAATAAAGCGCCCAAAATAAAACCTGCTAAAAAAATGCTTTCTTCAGTCATTCCTTTACCTCCAATTCGGTTTCAATTTCAATTGGCGCTAATGCTTCCCGTGCTCTTGCAATAGCAAACCTTGCATTTTGTAGCGCCACGTGGTCATGCTTCATACTAAAGAAACGGCATTCTGTTTGCGCGACCAATTCTTTTAATGCGTCTAATGTAAGTTGCAGCGTTTCGTCTTTAGTCATACCAGCTTGCCACCCACGTTAATCAGTGCGTCTAGTCCAATCATTTTGAGTCCCTTGGTTTGTTGTCTTCATTCTGCATGAGTTTGATACCAGACAGGAACCCAATCATGCCGCCGATAAGAGTAGAAAAAGCGGGTGAAATCATTTTGAAGATCTCCCCGTTGTCCACTTCCTTTGCCCAAAGTCCTAGGATAAAGGCTGCGACCATGGCCAGCACCGAGATGCACAATGTTGTGCTTACCATCAGCGTGACGTACAGCGTCAGTTTCTCTTTGGTGTCCGGCACTGGCTGGCGCGGTTTGCGTGTTGGTGTGTTCATACAAGGGCATCAATCTTTCGTTTCAGATTTGTAATGTCAATGTTTACCGTAATTTGCCGCATCCGGTACTCGTAGATTTCATACTCGTACTGGTGAAACTTCTTTACCGTGTGGTCAATTTGCACCTGCAAAGCGTACTCTGCATTCTGTCTTTCTACGCGCTTAGCAAAAACCTCCGCCTGTAAACCAACTTGGGGCTGAACAATCGGATACCACTTGTCAAAGCTGATCTTCATTTCTTTTCCCTCTCAACCGCTCGGGCATAGTAAAAAAGAATCTTTGACCTTAATTCAGCACTATCCGCAACCCCTGCCCACAATGCTAGGTTATTCCAAATGCCTACCAGTTGTTCAGAACTGCAACTATCGCCATTTGTTGTCAACCACTCAGATAATCTTTGGTGTCTCTCAGAAGGGTTATGCAACCAACTTAACCCGTAAAAATCAGTAACGATACAAACAGTTTGCGCCTTAGCCCATAAAACAATGCAAATGAGCAGTAGCCCAAACCATTTAGTCATATCCCGCTTCTTTACGAGCTAACTTTAAGTGTTGGTGCTTAAACCAGATATTCGCCACTAGACCAACCAAACCAATCACAACACCGCAAATAGTGCCAAACTCATTAGCCGTTAAGCCAAAGAATACGGCACTACTAGCGCCCCCATAAGTGGCTACTGATGCTACTTTTGTAGCTACTGCTGATGCGGCTTCTGCGGTGTGCTGTTCCATGTTATTCCTCTGGCTTTTCTAGTGAAGTTTTCAGTAGGTTAAAGAAAGCGTCTCTGCCTACCTGAAGCTGATCTGTGTTGAACTTAGCAGAGTTAAGTTTGCGTTCCAAGTCAATGACATGGTTGAGCAAGGTTTGTTGCTCTGGTGTCATATCCTCAACGATGTACTCAACTCCGTCAATTGTCACAGGGTTTGTTTTTTTCTCGCCCATGATTTTCCTTTAATGTGCCACCAAGATCAGGTGGTGGCTTCCTGATTTACCATTGTTTGCAAACTCTCCGTGTGCAATTGAACGCCACAAATCCATAAAATCAGCAGCGTCTTCTTTTGTAATAAACCCAGAAACTTCTTTTGTCTTATTTTTAAAAGACAAAGAGCATCTCCAACATTTATTTTGCTTGCTATAACTTACGCCTTTTACACCAGAGGTATTATGCCTTGCAAGTCTCGAATTATGATTATTTGTTTGCCGTGTTGCGGCTCTTAAATTTTCAATTCTGTTGTCTGCTGTTTTGCCATTGATATGGTCAATAACTTCTGGCAAATACCCATGGTGCATTAGAAAAATTACCCTATGAACGCCAATTGATTTGCTTCCTTGTTTATAGACAACACGCCTATAACCTTTACCATCAAATCCACCAACCTCTTTGTTTGCATAAAGAGTGTTAAAAAACTTACTACGCTTTATATTATTTGGTTTTGGCTTCCAAAAAAGGATGCCATTTACCTCATAAAATAATTCGTGTGCAAGCTCTTTGGTTAGTTCCATGGAACACCAGCCATCTTTACAGGCGCTTTAAGCAAAGCAATCTGAGCAGCCAATGCAGACTCAGTAGCGGCTTTATCTACGCTCTCCCAGACCCAATTAAGGACTGTTGCTTCTGTGAGTGAAGCATAGGGAATCGCTGGAGTACCTTCAGCCCATGAGACTGTTGCGTAGGCAGAGGCAGAGTGTTCTCCATCTACTGCGGTGCAAGTCCAGTGGGCGCAGTCCACATAACCTGTGGCGACTACGCTCTCAAGTGTTGGGGCTTTCCAAGTGTATGTAATAGTCATATTGTTTCCTTTGTGTTTAAAAATTCTTTGATGGCATTAATGGCTTTATTACTTAATTCAACAGACTTATCGTTTATTGTGCAAGTTCCATCTTCTCGGTACGGATGAGTTGATGCAAAAATGCTTTCAAATGCTTCTAAAGCCATTTTTAAAGTTTCATCTTTAGACATGATGTTTTCCTTTTAAAGATTAGCGGCATCTAAACGAGCCTTGAGTGATTCAATGATTGCTTGTTGTTCTTTAATGGCGGCTGTGAGAGTTGCCACCAAGAATGAAACATCAATACCTTGATACTGTGGATTGCCTTCAGCATCTACAGCGTCTTTCTCGCCTGTTACAGCATCAGGCACAACCTCTGCCAACTCATGAGCAATGAAGCCTTGTCCATCAGAGCCGTCTGCGTTCCACTTGTAAGTTACTGGTTTAAGTTGAGCTACTTTTGCCAATGCACCCGTCATTGGTGCAATGGTGTTCTTTAGGCGGTAATCGGAGGAAGTGTTGTAGCTTGTGGTAGAGCCGTTGCTTGCAATCTTTCCAACAGTACCATTGCCGTTGATAAAATAAATATAGTCGCCTGCACCTGTGTATGAACCAAATGAAAAACGAGTTTGATTTGCGTTTGAGATTTGAACGCCTGAAACAGTGCTACTTGGTGTACTCGTAGTACCCACTAGCAAATTACCAGATGAGTCTATACGGGCACGTTCTGCATAAGTGCTGCTACCTGTAGTATAAAAAGATAGGCTGGTGTCTGCGGTACTTGCATAATTGGTATTTGCTACAACCCCTACGCCATATGCACCAGTTGCGCTGTAAGAGCCAATCCGAAGATGCGTAGATCTGCTTGTAGAGTCAAATGCAGTGATGTTGGCTGCGTCCCCCGAGTTCGGGGCCGAGACTGTCAACTTACCAAATGCAGACGTCGTTCCAACCAACAAATTACCACTAGCATCCAGAGTCATTGCCTGAGTAAAGGTAATGGCGTTTCCTGCTGTGCCTGTGGAGGCTGCGTGCCATTGATGTTCACCAGCAACTTGCTGATACATGGTTGCAGATTGAGAAGATGCGGCATATCCCCAAGTACCAACACCTGTATTTTTTGCGTTATTTGTCAATGAAACACGATGGTCATTGGTATTGATTGGTTGTATCCAAAGAGTCAATAAGTCACTTGCTGGGTCGCCACTAATCTGAAACCCTTTGCCATATCCACCTGTTGTAGGAGTAACTCCTAATCCAAGGTTGCCAGAGGAGTCGAGGGTTGCAGAGTTAAACCAGCCAGCGCCACCGTTTTGGAAAGTCCAGAACGCAAGCCCGCCAGATGTGTTCAGTTGCAAGTTGGCTGCACTGGTTGTTGCAGAGTTCGCCAACAACATAGAGGCTTGAACGGAGTTTGACGGCGTTACCGTGCCCCTGATTGCGCCAACAACTTCAAGTTTTTGGCTAGGTGAACTTGTACCAATACCTAGACCTGTAGAGGTTAGGCGCATTTGTTCGGAGTTGTTGATGCCAAACATCATTGAGCCAGAACGGGTATTAAAACCTAAGTCTGATGCACCTCCTGTGTTCAATGTTTGTTTTGCAGTTCCAATGTCCCAAACAGCCGTTCCACTTGAGTAGCCAGAAAAGTAACCACCATTAGTATTTGAACTTTTTAATGCTAAAAAAAGTCCACCAGAACCAGAATCAGATGTTAGCGTTGTCCCATCAAAAGTAAGCGCAGAGCCACTTGTAACAACTTTAGAGCCGTTTAAATAAGTAACACCATTGGCAGTACCTTGATTCAATGTAAGGCTACCAGACGAGCCTATAACCATTGGGTCATTCGATGTACCTGCTTGCCAGTCTTTTAGTTGTGACATTAGCTCACGGATAGCATCGTTAATGCCACTCGGGCTGCAGCCCTCGGCTATGTTGATGCTGTCAATGTCGGTATTCAGCGCAGGGTTTGCGTTAAATTCTGAGATTTTTGTCTTGGCCATGTTTTACTCCGTTAAACCAAATGCAGCACCATAACCTAAAGCTAGTGCCTTCCGTTGTAATTCTCTGTTAAGAGGCTCTACAGTCATAACTGATGCTTTTTTCATCAATGAAGCCGCAAGTTTAGGGTCTAGCATTGCATTGACCAACAACTCACGGATGGCATCGTCTGTGCCGTTATATAACCAGTTCATTGGTGCGGCTACCTTTTGCAAAGCAGGAGGAACATCACCAAACATCTGTTTACCAATAAGCCCACCAATCACATTGGCAGTACTCATGTTCTTAAATGTATCTGAACCCATCGGTTTTGTAGCTCTTGGCAATACACCGCTATCTAAGTCTTCAGCAACACGTTTCAAAACCGCTAACTGAGTGCTAGACAGATTCGTATCTTTTTCTGCCGCACGAATAGCACGAGTAAACGCAGGTTGAGAGATCAGATAGTCATTAACCCTTGATGGGTCAGGAGTTGTTGAAAGAACCTTGCCCTTAAACTGTTGAGCCGCTTCAAGACGCTCGATGCCTTTGCTAGAAGCCGCATACTTAGCTAAGTAGTCTTTATAGCCAGTAGCACCCGCCTCGATAGCATCGTCAACAGCACGAATTACAGACTCCAGTTGAGGTTTAGCGGCTCTGTAAGCACCAGAGGTAGGGCCACCACTCTCAGACTTGTCCAACAAGCCTTGTGCCTTTGCTCTCAAGTCTTTGCGAATCTCATACAGTTCAGCAGGGCTTGCCGCACGAGCCACATCGTCTTTTGCATCTTTAAGCACAGACATAACAGTCTGGCGTTTGCCTACTGGAGAAGCCAGAATGTCATCAATCGTCTTGTTAACTGTCAAAGCAATAGCAGATTGGAATGTATCTGGGTCAACAGTAGAGTTGGCAAATGCTTGCTCTCTCAATGGTGCAGTTACTTCATCACGCTTCTTTAAAGCAGATTTAAGTACATCCTCGTCTTTTGCTAAACGATTAAGGATAGCCATTTGAGCCTGATTAGCTTCCATGGCTTGTGTAGCAAAACGACCACCAGTTACATCCAAACCTTTGATTGCAGTCTCAGCGTTAATCAAACCAAGATCACGGGTAGCTTGTGCTGTAGTAGGCGTATATCCACCAATCTTAGGCGTATAAGTCTCACCCGCTTTAATCGCTTGTTCAGCGTCTGTTGCCAAATTACGCAATACATTGCCTGTGATAACTTCACGACCTGCTTGGGTAAATGGACGCACAGTTTCTTTTGCTGTTCTAGCTAGGATAGGAGCAGCGCCTACTGCACCACCCGCACCAATAGAACCCATCAAAGCGCCTAGTGTCTGACCAACAGGGCCAACATCACTTTCACGAGCCGCACCAGAAGCCAAAGCACCCGCTGTAGCCGCAGCGCCTTGAGTACCTAAACTCTTAGTAAAGAACTCTTGAGCCGCAGTAGGCAACTTGCTTGCAATAGAGGCGGGGCCAGCAACACCAAATCCTGCGCTTGCTACATCTTGCACCACACGCTCTTGAGGTGTTTGTGCAGTCGGCACACCTAACTGAGTCATTAGGTTTTGCAAGCCTTGACTAGATGGTTGCATGACTTGTCTGCCAGCAATGGTGTTAATCAACCCTGTAAGAGCATCAGCACCAATCGTAGGCAAAGACATAGCGCCAGTAATAGCGGCTCTGCCTGTCAAACCTAATTGACGACCAAAATCACTAGCACTACCTAATTGCATTTGCTCTGGACGAGGTGAGGTAGTAATTTCCTTAATGGCCTCTTGCCTTGTCATTTTCTTAGGTGGCTTTGGTTGCTCAGTACCACTAAGAATGGCTAAACCCTCATCAGAGACTTTAGACAAGTCCCCAATTTGCAAAGCCATCAAATCATCGTCTGACAGTTTTGTTAAATCCATTATCTGCTCCTTCTACGAGCAATCTCAGCTTGAATATCAGCCGCAGTTGGCATACCCATAGGTTTCTCTACAGGGGCATTTAATGCCTCTGCTAATGGGTTTAACAACAAAGAACCATTACCGCCCATTTGCTGAGAAATGTTTATATAAGGTGCTTTTTGAGCCTCAAGATTCTTAGCCTTAGATTCAACCACCTTAGAAGCAACAGCCAACAATCCTGCACGTTCTTCTGGCAACAATGATTGACCATTCAATGCTCTTTGAGCATAGGCTTTGATTGATTGAGGAATAGAACGATTGCCAAGAATAGTGGCTTTATCACCCTCTTGAACAGCGCCTGATGGGTCATAAATCTTACCGATTGCATAGATCAATGCGCCATCAGCGGCTTTGTTTCCTGAGTTTCCTTCTTCTACTGCTGATTTAGCTGCCTTAAATCTATCAGCAACTTCCATTGCTCCTGTGTCTTTAACAACACCACGCCAATCTTTAACAATTTCAGATTGTGCTTTTGCAATAGCTGTAGGGTCTTTCAAATCTACTGCTACTTTGGGTGCACCAGCGGCTCGTTTGGCTAACTCAAAATCTTGGAAGCTACCTTTAAAACCTTGATCTTGTGCAAACTTATATTCAGCAATTGCGCTAGGTACTGGCTCACGCTTTGGTGCGCCTTGAGCCACAGTCTCAACTTTTCCAGTAATCGGATTGACACGGATAAGGTTAGCACCTTCAGCCAATGTAGTTGTTTCACCTGCCATTGACTTTTGTAAATCAAGAGCAGTTTTCAGTTGAGCCTGACCAGCAGGGCCAAGAGCCATCAATTCTGGTGCTACAGAGCTAAGATCAAATCTAGATGGTTGAGCCGCAATTGCTTGTGAGTCACCAATGAATCTACCATCTTCCTCAACAGGCATAGACGCTTGACCAGCAACAGCAGGTTGATAGCCACGCAAGAGAAGTTGTCTAGCCATTAACTCTTGTTTCTTCTGTTGTTCCTCTTGTTGACGCTTACGCAACATCTCTTGCAATTGAGCCTTTTGTAGTTGCTCTTGCAGACCGCCTTGCATAGCTTGTCGATAGGCTTGCTGACCTTGCTGTAAGCCTTCTAAAACAGACGATGCACCGCTACCACCTTTGAACAAACGTCCTGCTAGTGCGTATAGTGCTTGGGCTTGTGCCTCATCACGGCTACGACCAATATCCTCTGGAGACATACCCAGAAGACCCATTGTGTCTTGACCGCTAGTGCCAAATATGTCTAGTAATCCTGCCATGATTTAATCTCCAGAGCCGCCAGAACCATAGAAAAACGGAGCTAATGACGAGCCAGTAAATCCACCTGATTGTGTTTCGGGGTTGTAAGCACCAGCACCACCACTTAACCAGTTACCAATTTGTGATAGCCCTTGAGTGCCACCCAAAGTCTTATAGATACCTGCCGCAGTAGCCGCACCACCTAATAGGTTTTGCCAACCAGAGGGTTGAGCAGCAGCGCCAGTAGAACCTTGTTGCATCCTACCCAAAGGATTGCCATAAACAGTAGATGTAAAGTTAGCCAAGTTTTGTAGTGGCTGAGTCTGTTGGTAGTTGAATTTAGCAATATCGGCTTGCTGTTGAGCGCCTGTGTAGCCCTCACGCATTTGACCTGCTTTGAGCATATTCTGAATATCAGCGTAGTCAGCTTGAGCCATCGCAGGAGCAGCCATCGTAGCCGCTTGCTGACGACCACGCTCATCAGCGTAGTTTTGATAAGCCAGAGTTCCTGCTGTGTCAGCCAATGTCTTAGCAAACTGACCGCTTGCACCTTGTTGCATGGTTGACATAGCGCCAGAGCCATAACGACCTGCTTTAGATGCCGCAGAACCAATGTCACCCAATGATTGTTTGAACTTAGACTCAGCCGCTTGTGCCGCAGGGTTAAACGCACCTTGGAAGAAAGGGTTTCCACTTAGGTAATTACCCTGAATAGTTCCTTGCAATTGGCTCTGAGCCGCACCAGTCAAAGGGCTACCTTTAGATGCTCGTTGCTCAAGGGCTTGCAGACCAGTCTGGGTTTGCTCTGATGGGCTTACATAAGTCTGACCACCATAGTACTGAGGGCCACCGCCTTGGTACAGCTTCTGAGCTTCTGACAGACCATAGCTGAGATAAGGCTGAATTGTTGGGTCAATGTTTGATGTTGTTGCCATAGTAGGACTCGCAGTCGTAGTAGGTGTTGCTACAGGCTCTGGTGTAGGAGCAGGTGTTGGTGCAGCCACAGGTGCGGGTTGTGGTGCGGGTTGATTAAAAGCAGAAACTTCCTGATAAACAGGCTCACCTGTAGGAGGAGGTGGCGTAGGCGAATATGACTCAGCCACAGGAGGAGCAGCCACAGGCGCAGGAGGCGGTGTAGGCGCAGGTTGTGGTGTCACCACAGGAGGAGGTGTAGGTTGTGGTGGGGGCGCAGGAGTATCTTGATAAGTGATTTGCTCAATCATGTTACCCTCTGCGTCCATAGAATAACTTTTTGTAAATGGCGCAGATTGTGGCGCTACAGGCGCATTGCCAGCTAAGAAATTTGGCTGTTGTTCAAGTGGGACAAATTGATCGTATTCATTATTTCCATCGCCCATATTCCAAGCAGCAGGAACAGAAACTCGCTGATTCTTTCCGTAAACAGTTTCTAAATCCTTTTCATCTAGGTACTGTTTTGTGGTACTTGAATTTCCGTCCCATCCTGTACCGCCACCTTCACTAACTAAAACAAAATACCGACCATCTTCGTCTGTTTGAGCAAACTGTCCGTTGTATTTCTTTTTACTTATGACATCTTTATCAGCAATAGAAGGATAACCAATCATCTTTTTTCTCCAAAGAGTTTTGGACTGCAAGACGCGTCATCCTTGGACGCAATTATACATAAATTACTAAAATCAACCAATAAGTGCATACGCATATTTCATATCAAAGTTATGACTTCCATGGGTCAAAGTAGCAGTCCCTTGGCCTCTTGAGGAAACATATAAACTAGCAATCTCAGATGCAGCCTTTTCATTTATTGGGCTAAACAGAATAACTGTACTAACACCAATCCTTCTGTCGTTCAGGGTGGTTGTCGTAGAAGACTGAGTTAGTGTTATTTCACCAGTGTTGTTGGTCTTTCCGTCCATGATGCCACGGACAACCTCTGCTGTCTGACGCTGATCTCCACCAAACGGAGGTAGTGTTCTAAACATTATCTAGTCCCCTGACCTTGAATATCAACATCCAAGGCAACAGCAGTTTTCCATTGTCCAGTAGGAGTTACCTGAAACTGGTGGAAGTTACCATTAGCCCTTAAAGACACTCGATTGTCAGAATCAGCCGCTACAGACGTTCCAAAGATAGCCTGTTCACTCAAGAGCTTCCTAGAAGCAACAGCAACACTTGCCGAGCCTCCATCAATCAAAGGTCTAGCTAGGGTTACTACTGATCTTCCACCTGCGTTCAAGTCGCCAGTCACAATGTTGCCAGTAGCGTTTGCTCCGTTATAGGTAACGACATACCTACCATTTGTGCCACCAAGGAAATACTTACCACCCATGTACAGGATAGAGTCCAAAGATACTGTCAAGGCATCAATGCTTGAACTAATAGAATCCAAGGCTTCTAGCGTTACAGCAGAGGTAGAGGCATCAGAAATGTAGTCAGCGCCAGCATCTCCATAAGTCCATTTGCCGTTCTTAAAGTTGTAAATTAACAACTGTCTGTTACCAAAAGTAGTTCTAAAGTTCCAGATAATCAACTTACGAACAGGGTCAACAGCAGAGGACATGATGTTGAACTGGCTCTCGTCAGCATTGTTAAAGAACCAACGATCTATTTTTTCAGAGCCAATGGCGGTAACTTGTTGACCATCGCATGAGTAGAAACCATCGTCTGACAAGAAAAAGGTAATGCCTTGAACTTGAGCAATAGAACCCGCAGCGATACAACCCTTACCCCTAGAGATATTGTCAAACTGGAAAATGAAAGGTGTGCCGATGTAGCTCATTCGGCTAATACCCTTTTCCATCAGGATAATGCCAAACTCACCACCACGGATGCCCATGATCTGACCACCATCAGGAATATCTTGATAGTCAGCTTGGGTTACTTGATCTGCATCCCATTCAGTCTCATCGTTGATACCAGACCAACGAACCCGAGATGGGTAAATGACTGAGCTTTCAGTTGTAAACGCTGTCACCACAAAATCACGAACAACAGTCAAATATCTGCAAATTGGCGCAGTAGCCGCTAGGTCTGTGAACCCTGTGGATGTACCCAAGGTATATACCTGCATTGGGTCACTATTGTTAGTTCCAATGATCGCATTGCCAAACTGAGTGAATCGGAATCTATCAGCAGAGGCATTAGGTGTGTAGCCACCAGACTTAGAGACATCGGTTAAAGCACCAACACCAGAAACGCTATAAATCTTGGTAGAACCTGCCGCAAACAACTTAGTGTCGTTAGTAGGGGTTTTCCCTGCTACAAGTGTAGTAAGGTCTTCTGCCGCTTCAGCAGAGAAAGTAGCCGCAGTAGGAAGTGGGCCATAACCGATAGCCTGAGACACTACATTTTTAGCATCCACCAAAGCACCAGAGATGCTTGTTTGGTCAGGCATCCACTCACCAAATGTTAGTTTTGTCGTAGCCATGTATTACTTCCTTGAGCCTGAATTGTCCATGTGTTGTCATTAGCTGACACAGGTGTCCATGTGTTAGTGTCGCTCGATACTGTCGTCCAAGTGTTTGAATCCGTAGAAACTGGTGTCCAAGTATTGTCATCCTCTGGTACTGGTGTCCAGTTTTTACCAAGAATATCGCCCTTGGCTGTGATCGTAGCCACACCAAGAACACTAGCAACACCTGCGTAAATTACGGAAGCAGAGGCCGTAAAATCTGTATCGCAAACAATACTTGCATTGCCTTCAGCAACCAATCCACCATTTGCCGTTACTGTTGCACTACCAGTAATCGTACCTACAGCGTCACGAACTCTTATGCCATCAGCAGTTACTGTTGCATCAGCCGTTATCGAGGCAGAACCATTAGCAACAATTCCACCTACGCAAGTTACATCGGCATAACCAGTAACAACCGCATCACCAAACTGAACTCTTGTACCAGTTGCTATTACATCAGCACTAGCGGTAATACTTGCCGCACCATATTGAACCCTGATTGCATCGCATATAACGATTGCTACAGCGTCAATTCCTACTGAGGCGTTCTGTACCCTTATGCCTTCGCATGTTGCGCTTGCAGAGGCTGTAATGCTTGCACTTGCGTATTGAATCCTGACAGCATCAGCCGTAACTGTTGCCGTTCCATTTACTGCCGCTACACCTAACTGAACCCTAGTAGCGTCTGCTGTAACAGTCGCAGAAGCGCTCACAGACCCATAGGCATCCCATAGGGTTACTGAGGTTTCGTAAAGTGGACTATCGAGTGTGAGTGTTAAGTCATCAATGCTAGACTTTAAATTGTCTAGCGAATCAATTGTCCACGGAGGCAGTAAATCAGCCATCTCACGCCAATGTGACGCTCAATGAACCCGCAGCAATGCGAAACACATCACCAGTAGCGATGGTCTTAGACGCATCCAAAGGCGTGTGATACAGCAAGTTACCCGCAGTAGAAGCATCACGAATACCGATATAGGCAACAGTACCCCATGAACCACCAGCTTGAGGAAACTCAATAGCCGCAGAGTTGGTAGTCGCACCATTGCTAGGCGCACCAAATGTGATTGACTGACGAGCATAGCTAGTACCAGATACCTCAGTACCTGTGTCAGCATCTGTTGGGTCAGAAGTGTATAGAGCCAAATACACAGTTGTTGGTGCTGTGTAAGTAGTGTTTCGGAGAGTGCCGTTAATTAGGGCGTTCTCGAGGTAGTTGGAAAGTTCTGCCATAGTTTCACCTTGAAGTAAGTTTCATTGCTAAAGGAACACCAGAATACTGAGTGCTTTCATCAGACTTGGTGAGTGTGGAAATTGCACGATCATACATAGAACCCCATGTATTTATTCGAGCATCGTTGTACAAGTATGGCTCTGCCTCAAGCAAAGACGCATACAAAAGTGCATCTGGTGCAACATTGAGGAACACATTAGATGTATTCGTGCTAGACAAGTATGCAGGGGCTGCGTAGTACAAAAGCCTGAGTGTGTAAATGCCATCAGGGATAGGCGCTAACAGAAACTCATTAGCCAAGATTGTGTAAGACCGAGGAACACCAACTTGTGATGCAACAGGGTCATTAGACAATGTAGATGGGCTAGAGTAGCTTAGTGGTGTGATTGGGTTTGTCAATGCGACAAAATCACGAATCTCTAAGAAGTCGCTAGGAACTTCAACAGTAGAGTCACCAGATACAGTTGCAGTCGTTACAGACTTGAGCATCTGACGAACACGCAATTCTCTGCGGAGTCGATTCTCAGCAAAGGTAATAAAGTCTGGAATCTGAGTTGTTAGATCAGTCCGAGCTAGATAACCTGCAATTGAGGTTTGTAAATCAGAGTATGTTGCGAAACTCATACTACTCCAGTCCGAGTTCTAAAAACTCTGTTGTCGCTGTTGTTCAACCACGCTTTGAATCGCTTTTCATCAAGAACAGCAAACCCACGCATGATTCCTAGTTTGTTTAGATCATCAATAACTGTTAACGGAATTGAGGCAACCTTATTGCCAAACAAATGATCTGACCATCTTGCTCGCTCGTCATAAGAGTTGTACTCCTTCTTGTTTTGCTCAATGATGCCAGACACATCCTGACGAGTCTCAATGATGATTCCACCATCGCCATCAGCGTGAACAGCAGATTGTCTAAAGTTTTCCATAGTGCAATTCTATCAGTTTGAGTAGAAAAGAAAATGCCCCAGAGGGTTAGTCTGAGGCATTTTTTAGATCACCTAGTGATTAGCTAATGTCAGCGATGATGCCGTGGGCAGCTTCGTTGTTCACCTGCAAGGTGTACTCAGCCAACAGTTGTGTTGACTCATTGTCGCCAGTCACAGCCAATTCGTTGGTCTGGAAAGGACGCAAATAGGCAATAGATGCCATATCAGGGTCAATCACAAAAGCGGCATCAGCGCATGAGTTGGTAGAAGTCATAAAGCGGTTAGGCACAACAGAAACTGTACCGAAATCGCTCAAATAGACATCAGCCGCACCGATGATGGTGGTTGGCTCATTGGCGGGGGCCATAAAGCGTTGAGCAGCGATACCAGCAAAAGCAGAAACTGTTTGCTTGTGTGCGGGGTTAACCATCAACACTTTAGGATTGCCACCAGAGGCATACACTTCTTTGATGACAGTCTTCAAGATGTCTTCTGTGAAAGTGCGATCTGTACCAGTAGTACGGGCTGTAGTGCCAGAAGCGCCAGCAGAACCACCTGTACCGAAGTCACCATTGGTAGCCAACCATGCTTGCAGACCGCCCAATTTGCGGGCAGTTGTAGAGTCACCGTTAGAAGCGATCTGGTTGCTCAAAACTGAGGTTTCCATGTCGCGCTTGATTTCAGCAGAGGCTTTAGCCAACTGATAAGCCTTTTCAGACTTACGACCAGCTTTGTCAACAGACTGCAAAGTGCCAGAAATCTTGATGGTTTTCTGAGCGATCTGAGTGCGGTTGCCAACACGAGTAGTTGGAGACATAGTAGCGTCAGATGCTGTTGCACCCTCGACTGCGTAGTTGCTCAAAGAAGCGGCAGCCAAGCTGTCGGTTTGCCACTCATGGTAAACAGCAGTTGCTTTGGTTTTACCGACAGACGAAAAAAATGGTGTGTCTGTTGGTGAGATGTTATAGATAACATCCGAAAGGTCTTCACGCTGACCGATAGCGGTGTAGGTTTGATATGTAGACATTTTAAAACTCCAAAATTAAAAGAATCGTTCAAATGCTTTGGCTGCGTCTGCGACTTTTCCAGTCTGGCGCAACTTCTGCATAGCGTTTTTATCTTGCGATGACTTAGTAGGCGGGGCTGAAGTTCCAGAACGCATCATCTTGGGAGCAGCTTGAAGTTTCTTGGTAACCTCTGGCTTACTCTTTTGAAGTTGAGCATACTTCATTCCGTTATACAAAGTCAGCACAGCACGACTGTCATACAGTTGACCGAGTTCTTGGTCAGTCCACCCAACAGACTTCGCATAGTCACGGATTTGTTTCCGTACCGCATCACCCTGTGGCGTAGCTAACTCAGGAATCAGACTAGTTAACTTCTCAGACTCTTGACGTAGATGGTTTTGCAGAGAGGCTTGTTGCTCCGCTTGTTGCTGTTGGGCAAGGCGTTGCTTTTCGGCTCTAACTACTGCTAACTGCTTCTCACGCTGACTCTGTTCAGCAACCGCCACGGCATAGCCAATGGGGTCTGTTTCCTTTAGAACATCTAAGTTAACACCCTGATCTTGTTGCGTAAGGAAGCTATCCAACGCTTGCAATTTCTGGGCATATGCTTGTCGCTCTTGTTTCACATACTCTAAGTGTTGACGTTCAGCTTCGAGAGCCTTACGTTGTTCAGCTAGAGCCTGAGACTTTTTAGTGTAATCCGCACCTTGTTGATAACCCTTGATAAGTTCGTCAAGTTCTACCTCGACTTCCTCACCACTTGCCTTGACTTTATATCTAGGCTTGGGCTGTTCTTCCTCAGATTCCTCTGAGTATTCAACTTCATCACTCGCCTCAAGTTCTTCTGTTTGTTCTTCGGCTTGGCCTTGTTCGGCTTCCTCTGAATCACCCATCAGACCTTCAAACGCTGAAGCGGCTTGGTTTACATTTAGGCTTTCACTCCCGCTTGGGTTGGTGTTTTCCATGTGTCATCTCAAAAATCGCCAGACACCTTCTGGACGGAGGTTAGGGTTTCCCCTAAAGAATTTTCCACTTTTTCTCTTTGATTAAGGTTTCCGAGGCCAAGCCTTCTAGGTGTCCTGTAATCAATTCAATCGTCTTGATATGGCGGTAAGCATCTTCTCTTACACCAATATCAGAACTACTTGTGTTAATTATCACACTAATCTGCTCTTTTTTCAAATTATCTATGACTTCTTTGAAAAAGTCATCATTCAATAGGTTTTTAGCCCACTGAGCCTGTTGGTGTTTGTCCATATTGGCTTTGAATTCCTGCAATTACATCGTTGATTGAAACGCTCTGAGTTGGGGTAGATGTTCGGGTATTCCCTAACACGCCCATTAACTGATCGAAACTCATGTTGCTTGGGTTTGTTGGTGTAGATGGCATTGCAGGGGCTTTGCCGTAGTCAGGGCTTAGTAGCTGTTCCCATTGAGTGCCACGGAGCATCTCTTTATTACCAAAGTCGATAGGCGCTAGAGGTGTGAACTCTGCCACGCCTGTAGGCTTGATTGGGCTTGTCCAGTCACTAGGAATAGGAACGATAGGATAACCACCGCTACTACCCATGGCATCACCTGCCAACTTAGTACCACCTGCCAATGCTGTACCAATACCTGCAAGGCGGATTGTGTCAGATACGCTTAGTGGAAACTTAGAAGCAGTCGCACCAGCAGCCGCACCAGCAGTATCACCTAATTTAGCCGCTACTGATTCTGGTGTAATCCCACCTGCCGCACCTGTAAAGACACCACTACCACCAGTAAGAGCAGTATTTGTGGCTGTTGGCGCACCAGTAGCCAAAGCGTTACCAAGTTCAGTAGCGCCAGCAGAACCACCAGAACCGCCTAAAGCCATGTCTAATTGAGCAAGCTCTGCCTCTGTCATGCCACCAACTGCACCTGTATTGACAACAGAAGACAATTCTCCACCAAATGTCGGGTCAAACACAGACTCTAGTAAACCTGCGCCACCACTAGCACCGCCAGCCAAAGCCGCACCAAGTTCAGCCGCACCCAAAGAGCCACCTGCACCGCCTAAAGCTAAGTCTAATGCGGCAAGTTCAGAAGCGGTCATTCCAGCACCTGCCGCACCCGCAGCACCTGCGCCAAACAATTCACCTAGCATTGGCGCACCAAAAGCTAAACCAGCAACAGCAAGAAGTGGGGCAAAGTCTTTAAAATCAGAACTAGACGCACCAGTAGTATAAAAAACTGGAGTGCCATCAGGAGTGAACTCTACTCGATAGCCTGTGTTTCCAGAACCTTGGAAAGTACCACCAAAAGCGTTGCCTGTCTGGCGTTCGCTGTATGTGTTTGGGACTGCCTGACCAGTTTCTTTATTACCAAATGTCTCGCCAACCTTGGCTACTGTCTGACCATCTTTGGTAATAACATCAGATTCTTTGACTGGCGTAAAAAAAGTTTTTGCTTCACCATAGTCACCATAACCTATGATTTCTCTAGTTCCGTAAATTGGCTCAAGTTTCGCATCCGATGGAACTCCTACAGTTCGCATTGTTGGGATGTTTTCATTAGTTTCCCAGTTATATGTAGTTTCACCCGTTGGCTCTTTTATATAACTACGCTCAATACCTTCTTCGTCTCGATATTGTTGAACTTGCTGTCCATTGTATTTATAGCCACCAATCTCTACAGGTTTATAAGTTGGCACTTTGCCAAACTGCTTAATGTCAGATATGCCAATACTGTCAAGAATACGAGCCATGTCTTTGGTAGCATCCTCTGCACCAAATCCACCAGACCACTTTGACGCAGTACCTTGAGATTGGATTTGCTTAATCAGATCATCTATTCTTGCCATGATTAGCCCTTAATCTCTACGTTGGAAGTGATACCTGCGCCTACCTTCATGGCCTTCAGTTGAGCCTCAACCTCGAACTCTTGCTGTTTCATAGCAAAGTAAGCCTGTTGTTTCTCACGCTCTAATTGCAACTTAGCAGCCTCTTTCTCACGCATCATTTGCATCTCAAGAGCCGCCTTCTGTTGAGCCATTTGCATATCAATCTGCTGTTGTTGCTGTTGCAATTGCATATCAGCTTGGGCTTTCTGTTGGTTAGCCTGAATCTCAGCCTGAGTCTTCTGCATCAAAGCCTGTACCTCTGGAGGCATCTGTGGCTGTTGTGGAGGTGGAGGATTAGACAATTGCTGATCTTGCTCTGGCGTGATCGCCTTGTAGAACTCAGCACTATCCTTGAACCCTGCCGCTTCAATCATTCTGCCCAAAGTATTGCGATACTGTGCAGGTGAGACATAAGGATTAGCAGGGCCGTATTGACCGATCAATTGCTCTTGTTTGGCAACGATCATCTGCAACATAGCCATTTGCTCTTGTCTGTTACCAGCACCCAAGCCAACATTGATAGCTACGTCATACTGGTTAGCCCATGTGCGAGGGTCAAACTCTACGAATTCGCCACGCATACGAACCAAACGAGGCTTGTCTTGGTACTTACACAGAAGATGCAAGATACCCTTGAACAAAGACTTAACGCCTGTCTCAGCAAAGATACGAGCCATTAGTTCGATCTTGCCTGACCCTGCTTGTTGCATAGAGGCAATAGCCGCAGCAGTCACGTTCTGCAAGATAGATGGGTCTAGCCCTTGTGAGGCATCAGATACACCTGTCCGTTTAGACTGGATTGTGTCCAGATACTGAAGCATTGGGAAAGCGGCTTGGGCTACATTTGTTACCGCAAGTTGCGACACAGCTCCTTGAGACTTAGCACGAATAACACCACCAGCAGTAGATGTAAGCAAGTCGTCAAGATTTACCTGTCCTTCAACGGCTACCACTCGGGCATTGTTTGTCAGATAGAGGTTATCCAGAATCTGACGAGTGATAGTTGTTTTGATGAGTTGTAGATCAACAGTTCTGTCGGCTAGTGAGTTACCAAAGAACTTGTGCGGAATTGGGATTGGGCAGATTGAGTGGAAAGGAATGTAGTCAACTTCCTCGATCATTTCCTTACCCTTGGCATCCTCAAGAATCTCGTTACCTGCGTAGAACACCTGAACAAGTGTAGCGATACCTTTGCCATTCAAGTCAGTCTTGACATAGCACTCAAAGACCTCAATCTCTTGCATGGATGGGTCATCAGTCTGGACTTGGTAGGGCTGCTCACCCGCTGAAAAACGAGCCACACGCTCTGGTGTGTAGGCCAAAGCATCGTCCATTTGCAAGCCTTCAACTTGCTTCTTGTTAAAGCCCATAGCGACTAGATCACTACGAGTTAACATTTGACGATGGGCTACAAATGGGCTGTCTGCAATCGTTCTAGCCTTCTTGCTAATCAAGAACTCCTCTGGAGGAACATTCTCGATCACCACCTTGCCGACCATCTTTTTCTGTTGAACAACAACATTGTGGATTGAGTTAACCATTGGCTGACCCATCTGGTCAATCGCAGGGTTGCCCATTTGGTCTAGGATAGGGAAGTCCTCTGTATCTTGCTCAACGATCTCCATCGTATCGTCAGACATAAGCATTGCCAGTTCATCGTCTGACAGATTGAAGTAACGCTCTTTGGTAATGTTTTCTTTGGTGTCGTAGTAGGCTTTCACCACCCCTACTTTCTGAAGTAGAGCATCCTTGAACCAATCGTGCAAAATGGCTACACCATCGTTATCCCTGTGGAAAACCCAATTACAAAAATCGGTGGCTTGCTTGGCAGACGCTTCGTCACGAGGGCCTTGTGGCTCAAAAACAACAATCTGATCTGAGCCTGTAAAAATGCGAACAAGTGAGGGCAAAGCACCATCAATGGCTTCTGCTACCTCACCTGTAACGATCTGGCTCTTGCCTTCGACCTCATTCCCGTACGGCTGACGGAGATAAGCCTGTAACGATTGTTTGCGTTGTTCGACTGTCTCACTCTCAATGTACCCGATCGAGTCATCCAACTCAGCTTGTAATATCGACTTCAAGTCGTTCTGTGCCATGTTTGTCCTTTGGTGGCCTGCCAATTTTAGGCTTTGAGAGTAATTTTAACTCTTTAATAGCATTTTCTAACATTTCGACACGCTTTTCAAGTTCTTTTACTTTAGGCGCTAAGTTTTGGCCTTGAGGCATTATGTACATGGTTTTCTTTCTGTTAAACAATCCATTTGGGTGCGACATTGATAGGTTTACCCCACGATGAGCCACCCTCGTCTAAGCCAACAGCGGCATATCTCCACGAGTCTGCTGCGTGACTATGTTGGTCATGTAGCGGTTTATTGCTAAACATCTTGGTACTTGGGTCTACATCGTATCGGTAGTGTCTCAAGTTCTGGAGGCCATCAGCACATCTAGTAGCGTCAAAGAAGCACCGATTCATCAGCATACGGGCGCTATTGATGCCATCAGCTACAGACAATTTAGGTGTAATCCTGATTGGGAAACCCATGGCTGTAAGAATATCCTTAACCGATTTGCCAGTCATATTCTTGTGTTCAGCATCGTGAGGCAACCACCAATCCTTGTAGATGTACTCTTTGTCTTGCAAAACCTTGGCATAGTGGTCAATTGGCTTTTGGCAGTTCTGATAGAAGTCGATCACCCTAACCTCACCGCCAGCGACAACCTGAAGAAACCAGATTGATGTCATGTCAGCCCATCCCAAGTCCCAGAATGTTTGTACAGGGATAGTCTTGTCAATAATCAAGTCCTTTATGCGGTTTTCCTCTTGGGCTAGGCGTAACTCATTGGCATATACCGCACCATCAAGCATTTGCCTTGTGTGACCTTCCCAGACATTCAGATAAGAATCCATGTTCTTATTCTTTAGGTCTTGTAGTTCTTCCTCTAGAACCTTGGGAAACCATGGATTGTCAGACCAGTTTACTTTGACAACCTTTGCGCTCGGTGGCGGGTTAATCACAAACCTTTTGTAAGTTTCGTCAGTATCCAAGTCAGGGTTAAATGTCACCCATATCTCAGAGTTAGGCTTACGGATAGTTGGGATAAGAACCTCCCATGAGGCTTTAGATACCGCTTGGCCTTCCTCAATCCAACAAATGTCAACACCCTCAAATGACTTGATTGAGGTGACATTGTGCTTTAAACCTGCGAATGAGAACTCTGAACCATTGAGGCCATAGATAGCTGTTCTCTGTACATCAAAGAATGAGTCTAGCCCCATAGCCTTGATCTGGTCATGCAACAAAGCAATAACTGAGTCTGATATTGAGTTTTGTAGCTCACGAGCGCAAAGCACCCTAATATGATTTTGGACAGCCATGGCTATCAAAGCACGAGCAACACCCCAAGACTTACCAGACCCCCTACCTCCGTAGAGAATCTTGTATCGTGATGGCTCAAATAGAAATCCTAGCTTTTCAGGAAAGTCTAGATCAATCTGCATTAGGACGCTTTAGATTGATATTGATGCCTGAGATTTGCATTGGCCCACCATTAGCGCCAGTCATCTCAGTCCTAGCTAACTTAGGAGTTGCGTACTCAGCTAACTTAGAGATCATGTCTAGGGCTTTATAAGGGTCTGGGCGAATGTCTCGCTCTGGGTCACCCTCGGCTACTAATTCTAGCCATTTAGAGACATTTTCAGAGTTATCCTCTAGTAGACATCTAACTGTCTCTCTAAACTCGTTGGTGACCCGATTAACCGCACCCTTGGGTCTTCCTCGACCCCTATTAGTTAAGTTTTCGGATTTTCCCGCCTCTAATTTATTCATTTTGGTTTGACTCCTCTAGGGTTGGTCAAGGTTAAGTTAACGGATACCGAGAGCCTCTTTCAAAACTCTTTTGATGTAGTCCTTCTGATCTAGTTTACTACCTTTTTCTACTTTTTCAACAGCATCAGTAATTAACTCAAAGTATTGCTCGCTTGTTAGTGCTTGCTCTTTTTTTGTAAACCAGTAGTCTTTTAGACCTTTAATCCATGCTGCTGTAAAAAAGAAGCATAGTATAAACGCACCCCATTGATCTGCCATATATGAGGAATAGAACCAGAATGGCTGACCAAGTAACCCGAATATCGGAGCAAACTTTCTGTGGCTTTCTCGTTTATCTTGTAGTAACCATATTGCTATCAACTCTGTAACAGCAATAAATAACTGCTCTATCATTTAAGCAAGCCTTCTATGTATGTCCAATCAGGCATAACGCCTGTTTTTTGTTCTGCGTATATTGTTTCAGAGGGTGAGGCTTTTCTATTGAACTCACCAAATGGTCCATAGTTAACCCATGAATTCTGACCACGCGTTTCCGATGTAACTGCGGGTAGTGCCTCTGGTGAATACATCCTTGCATGGGCTTGGAAAGCGTTTTCTTCACCACCTGCGCGAAAGCCAACACCATGCTTACCATGACCAAATACATCATGGACTGCGCGAAACACATCATTAGCCGTAACATCTTTGCCACCCCATTTTTCACCAATTTTCATTAGTAATGGGTTTGCTTGTGATGCTTCAACTAAAGAGCCAAAACCTTGTTCTGTTGGGAAAACTGACAATCTTTGGTTTTGAACAATATCGTTAATGGCATTTCTTGGATTGCCATAAATATCGCCACTTTCAGGCATAAAACTAAATTTATAACCTTTTTTCCTAAGAGTCTCGTATTGCTCCATGGTTTCATCAATCATAGCGTCATAAGACTTTTTAACAGCCTTGTTGCTAGGATTGTTCTCCATCTTGTCGTAAGCCTCTGCCAAACGCTTTGCCCTAGCGGGGTCAACTTCAGCATACTTTAACTGGGGGCTATAAACCAAACCTTTTTTCTCAGTCAAGTCTTTGGCAATATCGACTAATCGCTGATCTGTACCAAATTCCTCAATGCGACCACCAACATCAACCTTACTTGGCAAACCCTCTAATGCTTTACCTATATATTTTTTAGGTGCAAGCATCCCAAGTTCAGCAAACCCAAGAAGCCCTTGAGTCATCTCAGTAAGTTGAGATAAAGCCTTTTTGTCAGTTACTTTTGCAGGATTTCTAGGGTCAGCAAAGGCTTTTGCATAAAGGTCTTGATAACGCTTATCCGACTGCTCAATGTTAAGCAGACCTTGTTGGATTGCCCTACCAACACCCTGCATTTGCTGAGTGCGGTTTGGGTCTTGCATCCATCCTAATGCGCTATCAAGTAAGCCCATGATTAACCTTTGTATCGGCCCATTTTCTTGGCAGCAGAACTAATTGCTATGGCAAGGGCCTGTTTTTGGTTGGAAACTACTTTCCCGCCTTTGCCAGAGTGAAGCTCACCCTTGCCAAACTCGTGCATGACAGTAGCCATCTTAGCTTTGCCAACTTTGTTCATCTTAGGAGTTTTCATAGTTTCATCTGTTGTTTTCTTACCACTTCACGCGGTTTGCCCAGAAAGCCGCAGACATCTTGCCTTTGGCAATATTGTCAGCATGGCGAGCCTTAAATGCTTCGTTCCTTGCTGAACCATCAGGAGAGCCTTTAACACCTTGTTGACCAAAACGGATGAGCTTCACATCATCACCAGACTTCGCTAAAACAGCGTGAGACTTGGTTGGATGGTTAGGAGTTCTCTTAGGCTTGTTATAGCCAGAAAACTGCTCTGAGCCTCGTTTAATCATTTCTTTTTAGCAGTCTTAGCTGCTTGCTTAAACGCACTCGCAGTTGGCGCACCCTTCGAGCCAACCTTACGCATACGCTCTGGAGTCTTTCCAGCAGCCTTTTGCGCTTCAATTCGCTCACGCTTTTTTCGGATGTTTTCGTAGAGTCCGTTCATTTTTTAGGCTTCTTTGCTTTGTTCTTTGCAGTACGCTCACCCCTGACTGGCATGGGCGCAGGTTTCTTTTTATCCATGTACTTTTGCATCATTTCTAATGCCTGTTGGTTTGTAGTACCCAAGATTATTCTCCTTCAGACATTTCGTCTTCTGAATCGTCTTTGTCCGTTTCTTCAGTAATCGGACCGCCTGCAATCCATGCCTCACAAGTTCTCTTGGAAGCACACTTAAAGTCGAAAACTTCGCAATATCCTAAGTCACCAGCATCGATGACTTCCCACGCGTCCATTTCCTCGCCATTCATCTCTAAACCAGTCTCAATACATGAGAGCATCTTAGGTGTTTGGATGAAGGCTGAACAGTTACCGCAACGAGACTTTTTGGCTTGTTCTGGGGAATTTCTCCAAGTCTTAGAGACTTCACGCCAGTAATCCATGCTGGATTCGTTAGGATTCATTGGGCCGTAGTTGGCCTTATCAATGGCTTTTTGACGATTCTCAAGGTTTACCTCAATATCGCCTGTAGCAACAGGACACGCATCGCCATTCTTTTCTTGGCTTTGTATCTCAATTTCAATCTTTACGGATGGCTCAAGTAGTCCAGACATAACAGTCCTCAAGGAGTTTGTACCATTATCCCATAAAAAAAAGAGAGGTACAAGACCTCTCAAAACCTTGGCAACTCAACTAGATTCTATCCAATCAACTTAGCCAATGTGTCGTTTAAAACAGACATTTCGTCATGTTTATAAACTGCCCAAATTCGTGCTTGACCATGGATTCCATTGTGAGGCCCTTGATGGCAGTCTTTGCAAAGCGGAATACAGAGATACTGGTGGTGTTGCTTAATGTGGTGTGCATCCGATGGCCCAGACTGACCACAAACACCGCAAGGCATCTCTTTGATTCTTGCTAAATGCAGTCTCTCACGCTTTGTTGGGTTGTTATTCAATCTCTATCACCTTGTCGCCATGTGATCTTATGTAGTCTTTTGTTTTCTGAATGTATCTCTCAAATTCACTTCTTGAGATACTTCCTTGCTGTAGATCAGCATATTCGATTAAGTCTCTACAGGCTTTTATTCCTTCTCCATCCAATCCCATGCTCAAAGTCTCTTGGTAGCGCATAGCGGCTTTATGGAGGCTTTCTTGGGCTTTTTGGCAGATAGGTAGCACCTCTGGGCCTACTCCGTTCTTTCCCATCATTTCAGATAGGTTTAGAACATCGACTAGGACTCGCCAGTCATGGATAGTGCCGTTGCCCTTAGTGATGGCCTCCAAAGCGGAATACTCAAGCATCCGTAGTTTGTCCAGCTTGTCCCTCTGGGTTATCGCTGCTCCCACTAGGGCGTGCGTCAGCGGATCGATCAAGTTCCAATGCTTTCTCTTTGTTTTCTTGCGAGTCATTATCTTTTCCGAAAATGGCGTTCCATCGGTTTGCGTATTCTTCGTTAGTTACTGAGAATTTTCTTGGAGTAGAACCTTTGCCCATCATCTTGCCTTTCTTGATTTCCACATCTATGCCTATTTGCTGCCTGTAATGCTTCAAACGCCCATTTGCAGTTAGTGCAAACCCAATATGGCGGATTATTAGGTGCGTCTTTCTTTTGTTCAATCATAATCATCACACTCACAGATAAAGTTATAGCAACGCAAGCAGTAACCAGCATCGCCCATTTGCATCCTGACTTCGTGCTTCAGGCTGTAATAACGCTCAAATAATGGCGTCCCGTTTTCCATGTCAGCATCCGTTGGCAAATCAGCATCGTAAAACCTTGCCCATGCCTCAAATAGCTCGTCATTTTGCTTAAATACCCTTGCGCTTCTCTCGATTAGCTTTTTGTTGCCTTCGGTTAAATCGTCTATTTTCTTTTGTTGTTCAGCAATAATTCTCTCTAAGCTCATGATTTCATATTCCTTACAAAAGTTGCAAATGACTCAGCAGTAGTGCCAAATGCTTTCATCTTGTCAAACTCTTTAGCTACCTCCTCTAGCACTTCGTTTCTCTGTGTTGGTGAGACATAAGTGTCAAAGTAGTAAGGCTGACCTAAATCTCTCAGTATTTGCTTACC